AAAGCATTAGATGCTTTTTCGTTACTATAACCATAGTATTGTTTAATGATTTCAAGGTCTGTGACTTTTTCCTTTCGGAGCCAGGGACTGAATCTCTTCTTTTTCCTAAGTGTATTTAGATAAAAAGAATATTGCATGTCCTTATCAAGGAAAGAATATTTATTCATCTCGTTTGCAAACAACACGCAATCAAGATGTCCTGATAAACAACGATTAATAATATAAGGAGCATAATCCTTTATCACAGAAGGATCTTCCATAAGATTCTCCTTAGTAAAATTAATAGAATTAAGCCAATCTTTTAGTTCAGTCATAATATATGAAAAGGATCAATCTGTTCACTAAATTCATCAACATCTCTTAAGAGATTACTATATCTTTCATCCTCCTCTGCTAGTTTTTGCTCACCTTTAGTTGTATAGTGCAAAACAATAGGATTAAAGAACTCTTCATGCTTCTGCTCTACATATCCCTGAGTCACGTCCTGAACCCCGAAGAGACCTCCTATAACCCCTATCCTACTCAATATGACCCACATAGCATATTCATCAATTATACGAGGATTAGGAACAGGATAAGGAATCTTTCTATCCTTTATCTTTAACATCAACTCAACTAACTCACCTAAACGATCTATTATATCTAAATGAAGACCATTATTAAATAGCATCACACCCAAACAATATTTGTATACCTGAGTTTTCCCACCCGCATCTACAATACACTGATCCACATAATCAAGTGCTTTTCTTATATCCTTTCCTCCACCAGTATTAGGATCATGTCTGAAACCAAATTCCTCTCTACCAAATACCTCCGCATAGTTATAATGATCAAAAAGATATTGAACATCTCCATAGAAGAGAGTATCTGAATCTACATAAAGGATATTAGAACTATCAAACTCTCCACTTCTCTTATCAAAAAACTTAAGATTATACCATTTATGAATGAATAACATCCCATGATTATGGGCTTTCTCAAAAGGTAAAACTCTTACATCATATTCCAAAGAGAAATAAGGGGGAATAAACTCAGGGTCATCGCAAAACAGATAAACAGGTATTTCATTATTAAACCTCCTAAGGGAACTAATACTATGATCAAGACGTTTTAACTCATGATCATTGATATGAGAATTTCTATTTATTTTATAAGAATAAAAAACAATATTATTCGACATCTTTTATAAAGCAGGTTTTTTTAATTTTTCATCCTTTACTGAGATGATAATTCTATTATTTTCATAGTCAGCCTTAAACTCCAATTCCACATCATGTGGCCACATTAGTTCTTCATATAAAGCATTGAGACGATCCATATCCTCCCAAAGATTATTAATATGTTCTGGTAAATGATCTTCTTCCATTATCTTATGATTTGAATATTGTCGTCTTCTGTCCAGAGTTCGACCTTATCTCTGAAACGACCTTCTTGTTTAAGTCTTTCATAACGTTTACCTGCTTTACGCTTCCACCAAGATATAATGTTATCTAGGTGAAATTTATCCCAGTTTTGGCCACGTATTAACTTATCTTCATCCCCACGTATTACTTCCCTCACATTTCCATATCCATAATCAGAAACATAAAATCTTTTCTTTTGAGTAAGATTAAATGCTTGTTCAATAATAGAATTAAACTCTTTAAGTTTTTCATCCTTACCATGTTCCTTTAAAGAATTTCTAATCCAAGCAATCATCTTTGTCTGCCTTTTTAACTTTTTAGAAGATGCTCTATTCTCAGTCAAAGGATTACCATTATTCAAATGAGTAAAATGATTATGAAGTTCATGAAAAGATTCTGAATGAAGTAATGGAAGAAACTTACTCTCTGTTAAACCTTTATACCTTATGAAAGGCTTAAGTCCATCATATTGAGATGCAGAAGTTGTAGAACCATATAAAGAAGTTGTTTCAAATAATGCAATATCTTTTTTAAATACTCTACTTACTTCTTCTCTTGCAAAATGAGAGATACACATTAAAGCAAGAAGTTTACCACCAAGATAGTTATATCCAAATGGTTGAGATGGAACAATAGCAAATCCCATCACTGCATGACGATTAAACATAGAAAGATCTGGTTGTTTACCAAACCATATATTTCTAGGTTTAGAATTAATTACAGGGGATCCAAAACGAATGAATCCCATTATCTTTTGGGTTCTTTTTTCAAATACCATCCAACGCAATTCCCTACCAGGAATATTATGTTCTATCACATGAGAAGAAGTTGCTGTTAGATATTCAATAAATTGTTTTTGAGTAATATGATCATCAAATCTATCACCTACTGCCTTTACTTCAAATTCCATCTCATCAGGATGAATGTCTTCATTTAAAAACTCATCTTTATGAGAAAATCCAGGCAGCATAACTGTCCTCTTTCCTATTGCTTCATTCTTTGCATGACGCAAATAATCTTCAATAGTTTTAAAGTTTTTAAAATAATCAATAAATTTATCGGCAGCCCATGTAGCATCTGCCTCACTGATGATCATAATCTAAATGCAATTGTATAGCAGCATCAGGTGCTTTATAATCTGGACCATGCAAAGCACAGTACTCACTAAAGGTAATCTTCATTTCCTTATGTGTTAGTCTACAATGTTTTGCTGCCTTTGGCAAATTCCATTTTGCCGAAAACAACATCTCCATTGCTTCTCTGGTCTCAATCCTCATGACTATGATTCAATTTTCCAGACATTTCATATGCCCCTTTATTTCCACCATGACCATGTGCTATTCCTAGTTCATGCATCTTGGCATGTTCATCAATAGGATCACGTAAGTCTTTCTTACCTGGTCCTATGGTGAGGTACAAACCATACCCCATGATAAAAAATAATAATCCTACGATAATGAATACTAAAATCATTGTGCTTTTTTCCAGTGTTCGATAAGACGCTGAAGTTCTTTAATACGTTCCTCAGCTGTTTTAATTTTTTCCTTTAAGTTCATTTGAATTTACATTCTACCATAATCTCAGTGAGACATGCAAGCATATTTATCTCTTGATCGGCTACGAATGCTATTTGATATTGGTACTTCGCAATAACAAGAACGGCAGCAGGAATAGTGCTAGGGACAAGGGATTCGTATAAACTATCGTAAATGCGACGCAATAATACACTAGGATCATTGTCCAAGTTATTGACACACCATTTACGTACTTCTGGAAAGTTCTTTTCTTTGAGGTTTTTAATGAGATCATTTACTTTTACGTCACTAAAATGTGCAAGTATACCACTATCTATTTTACCACTCACAGAGTATCTCTGACACTCATTCAATACCCTTCTCCAATCAGGGAAGTGTTTATTAATTAACTCGGCAATGACCTTCTTATCTGATTCAATCTTCTCTTGTTCCAGAATTGAGTTAAGACGTTTGAAAAAGCATGTTGCGAGATCTGCTTTTTGCTTTCCTTTGATTCCAAATTCGATAACAGCACATCGACTGTGGAGGGGTTCGATGATTTTGTTTTTGTAATTGCAGGTAAAAATGAATCTGCAGTTGTTGGAGAACTCCTCAATACTCGCTCTAAGAAGGAGTTGTACGTCGGGAGTGGTATTGTCTGCTTCATCAATGATGATGACTTTATGCTTTGACTCGCTGCTAAGAGAGACTGTAGACGCAAAGTTCTTGGCGTTATTCCGAACTGTATCAAGAAACCTTCCCTCATCCGATCCATTAATGACATAAACATCAACTCCTAATTGTTTACATAAAGCCTTTGCTACTGTAGTTTTTCCGCATCCTGCAGGCCCAGCAAGAAGCATATTTGGTATCTCACCTTTATTTAGAAATTCTAAGAAGGTTTTCTTAGTCTGTTCTGGTAAAATACAATCTTCAATTGTCTGGGGTCGATACTTCTCAACCCACAGGAATTCATCTCTCATAATTTAGATCCAATCTGGTTTTCTGGATGGGTCACGTAGATAATTAGATGCAGCCCAAGGTTTGCTGCTAATGTAATTTTTGTAAGCAGTAAAAGTGTCAATGCTTGTGTTATATTTAAACTCATCTGGCATTGCACGAGTGAATGATTCTACCATACAATAACATGTAATTACTTCTCCTGCAAATTTGTGAAATGTTTTCTTTGCTTCAAACAATGCTTTATGACATCCATGCAATTTACCATAACGATGCGAATACTCATCAGATAATGCACACCCATGCTGAATCAACCATGCAGTATTGTATATACTATCTGCTGCCCACTGAGTGCAAGGGTGATTTCTAAATGCACCCTTTACAACTGAATATGGTGTTCCATCTTTCTTTTTAACTAAATCATCACCCCAATCATAGTACCAGTGGGAGAAGACAATCGAGAGCATTTGACATGTCTCCAATGGCATCTTGACCACATGCTTATCAGGTAATACTTTTGCTGATACATGGGGATCAGGATTAGTTACAAAGATGTTCATCTCTTAGTAGTGTTACTTCTTGTCCTGTTTATTAT